ATGAATTTAAAACCCACTTTTAAAGGAGATAAGGTTTGGTATGTAGATATTATACCTGAGATTTTATCAAATCCTTTTTATAAACTACTTAAACAAATATCAAAAGATAAAGTAGGTAATTATAGACTAGATATAAATATGGCTTATGGAAAGGATCATCTTGATCAGGATGCCTTTATATTTCGTTTAGGTACAGAGCAATTTGTTAGTTTTCATGATCTGCCTAGAAAAGATATTAAGTTTGGAGATGGTGATAGATTAATGGGCCATGTTGCTGCTGAAATTATGATGAGAGGACTATTCATGATAGACTCTACTAAATACAAAAGAATGCTTAATGAAAGACTAAAAGATTTGTTATAATTAAAAAAATTATACGAAAAACTTGACTTTTGAGTTTTAATGTTGTATATTTGTAGATTATGAAATGGATAGGAGTAATATTATTGAAAGCCGTGGCATATATTGTGTCACATTTTGTATGGCCCTTAGCATTTATTTGTAGGGGCTGGGCACGTAAGCACATGGACAAGTCTATTTATGCTTGGTTCCTTTGGGTATGGTTAAATGATGAAACGGACTTTGGTGAAGAGTACTGGTTAAGAGATAAGGGATTAAAACCTTCCTTTTGGTCGGCTGTTCGCTGGTCGCTGTGGAGGAACAATAGTTTTAATTTAAACTACTACTACCTTAGAGCATCTACTGTAGGACTGACATTACCTCCTGAATATAAATTCCGCTGGGAACAACTGATCGATGGACAGTGGGTGTCGGACTGGACATTCAATGTAGGACAGAGATTAGATGAGGCTAAGAGTCGAGTGGGATCTGAATTCTTTAGGTGGAAAGCGCCTAATGGAAAAAAGTACTGGAGATTCACTTTAGCAAAGATAACTAAATACCTCCTAATAACAATAAAGGCAGGATGGAACCAAAGAGGTGAACCATACCTAGACTTAAAACTAAAAAGAAATAAACTTAAATATATAGAACATTGGACAAACACCAAATCTTAGAACAACTACAACACATTATAGCAGTATATAATCAACTGCTAAGAGCTGCAGGTATGCCTTCGGACATGAGGGACGAACTCAATGAGAATATTGATGCTGCAGAAGCTATGTATAAAAAACTAGCTAATAGAGAAGTAATCGATTTTAAACATTTAATGAATAGATGAGCAAAAAAGCATACGCTATTATAGTAATAGTAATAACAATAATGATTGGCATATTGATGGCACTATTCTTCAGTACTAAGTCAGACTTTGTATTAGAAGATCGTGTAGAGGATACTATAGCAGATGTAAGAGAGATCTTAGAGCTGCCAGAAGATTCTGTACATGTGGTTATTCGATACGTAGATGATCCATTAAGCACTGGAGAAACGACAACCTACGCATGGGTAATAGGTGACCCTGAGAACCACCAATACGTAATTAACATAACAAACAGAGTAACTCGTTATAACGTGGCTGAGATAGTCGCGCATGAAATGGTTCATATTAAACAATATGAAGAAGGACTATTACGATTCGTTCATGACAGACCCCATGTAGTTATTTATAGGAGTAAAGAATATAATTTATATTTTGTTCCTTATAGACTACGTCCTTGGGAAGTCGAAGCATTTACTACGAGCCGTATAATAGAATACAAACTGAAACAATAATTAACCCCTTAAATATATACTTATGGTTTTAACACTAGTTTTAACGCATGCCGCTGCTTTTGTTGCTGGCGTATTTGTCTACAAGAATTACTTATCTTATAAAAAAGGTAAGGACATTACTGATACAGTAGAAGACGTCATTGATGAAGTAAAGGATAAAGTTAAGAAGAAGTAACAAGGGACGGGGGGTTTACGCCCCCCTTTTAATTTTTTTTAAAAAAAGTTGCCAAAAAACTTGCATATGTCAAAAAAATTTCGTACATTTGTATTGTTGAAAAAATAGCAACAAAGAAAGTATCAAAGAAATTATTAAATTATGAGTCTTACACAAGGAGACATTGAAGCAAAAAATTTCACTCTATGGAAACCAGAAGGTGAAGAAAAGAGTTTACTACCTAATCAAGTATACATTGCAAAAGGTACTAGAACATTTGGAGATAGTAAAAGAATTAATTTGATTGTACTTACACATATACCTAGTGTAAATGAAGTATATATCAGTAACACATTTACACAGCCTTTGTTTAACAGAGAGTATTTCGCAGTAGGTAAGGCAGAAACAACGACTCAATTAGATGAGCTGTTAGATAAAATAGATTACACACTAGAGGTACTAGAGGATCTAACAATAGAAACATTAACAAAATATGGCGAGGGAATTAGAGTCTAAAGATAATTGGGAGTTTGTAATATTTGATCCAAAGACTAAGCAATTTATACCAGTAGAGAATGGTACAGAACTTAAAAGAATTAAATTACAACCACCCTCTAAGCAGGAAGAAAAAGCAAGTAACCCAGAAGAATATGACAATTAAGGAAGAAGTTTTTAATAAGTACTTGGCGATCAAACAAGATCTAGTAAATAACTTGGGAGAGGTATTTAACCGTAAAGAGTACTACACTAAAAAGTACAGAGGCAATTTACTGACAGATGTAAACGTTAGTATCGATTATGGCCCTTACAATGAAAAGATTATTCAAATATTTGTAAGGCACGAAGACGAGTGGATTAAAGATGTTATACGATACAAGAGGGATAAAAACCTCAGCAACGGAATGTATTTTGAAAGTAAAATTGTGAGTACACTAGGAGATGAATAAGAAAGAAGAAATGATTTATGAGCTACAGAGTGAGGCAATATTTGCAAGAGGACAAGAAACAGTAGCTATACCAATGCAAGAGTCGGGAATTATTAATCAAGATATTCTTGCGATGATGAAAGAAAGATTAGTCAATGACAGTATTAAATGGGGAGCAAACCATTTAGTAAAAGATAAACAGAGTTATCCAGACGGAGAAATGGTGCAGACGGAATTGACTCTTAACATGGTAGTTTTACCAGAACACATATACACAAAACTAATAAGATTTTTAGATGAGTAATTTTTTTAAAAAAGGACAAAGGGAGAGTTTAAAAAAGCAGAAAAAAGACGTTAAGAAAAGAATTAAAAGAATATATCAAATAATGGATGAACTTGATGTAGTTGCTGCTAAAATGTTTAGAACAGGTAAAGAGGTTACCGAAGAAAACGTCGCAGAGCTTGCATACGAGTTTACAGATCTAAAGATCGAAGGTATGGAGTCGATGATGTTGCAAGGAAAAATTCACAACTTAAAAGAGCATTATGGAGACAAAGAAGTACCAAACGACATTGAAGCAATTCGACGAGGTGATTTCGTTACAAGTGAAGAAGTTTAAAGATGAGCAAGAAGCCAAAGCCAAAGTTCAATCTGTTGAACGTAATAAGTTTCTTCGATGCTTACAGCACGATACTGAGCAGTAAGCTATTTGGACTACCAATTTATAAACAGGAACAAATAGCTTATAGACATGAGCTTTGTAAAGATGACTGTTTCGTAGAAGATGAAGACGGAAAGAAAGGATGTATATATTGTGGCTGCAATCCTTTTGATAAAGCATTCGCAACTAAAAGCTGCAACAAAGGGGAAAGATTCCCTGATCTAATGACAGAGAAAGAATGGTACAATTACAAAAACGATACGTTAGCGAAAAAGAAACAATAATAGAAGCATTAGATGATATTCAAAGTTTCATAAATAAGATGAGCATCTTTATGGAGGCCTATCCAAATTATGAATATGAAATAAAAATAAAGAAACCACAAAAAACTAGAACAAATGTAAAGTGGATTATTGAATTAAATGTATTAAAACATGAGCACACGAAAGACCGTCAAGGAACTAAAAGACTTACATAAGCACCTATCATTTTATAATGAGATGGCTCCATTCCCTGTATATGATACGGAATACGTCAGTGCTGTAAAACAAGTAATAGAATTTATGGAAGAATCAGAAATTAATTATGACTCTCTTCCTGTAGCTGCGTGCAAACATTGTAAAAGCTTACACATCGTAATAGATGAAGTGGAAAATAACCACTGCATGAGGTGTGGCTCAATTAATGAGATAGAAGTTTTTATAAACATAGAAAAGTACCTAGACTACAAGGATGGAGAACAAGAACAAACGCAAACTGAAGACAGAGCCTAGACTTAAAGTACAGCTGACCGAAGAGCAGAAGGACGTTATAAAAGACTTTTACAAGCACGACGTTAACTTCATTCTTGGAGATTTTGGCTCAGGAAAATCACTAACTGCAGTATACGCTGCAATCGCTGCTTACAGAAAGAAGCAGTTTAACAAAATATGGATTACACGCCCAATGCTAAAGAATAAGCTAGCGGCTCTACCAGGAACAGTAGAAGAAAAAATGTTTCCATATATATTTCCAATCATTCAAAATTTAGAAGTGGTGCAAGGTAAAGCTGCTACTCAGAGAATGATGGAAAAGGGAGAAATAGAAATCATGCCAGTAGACGTAGCGAAAGGAGTAACCTTCATGGACTCTGTTGTAATTGTCGATGAATTTCAAGACATGGATTACGCAGACTTCAGAACTATACTTACGCGCTTAGGCAAGGACAGTAAAATGATCTTGTGTGGCAGTATTCAACAGGTAGATAAAACAATCGGGAAAGATTCCTGTATATGGTCTGCCAACAAACTAAGTGCTACTGATTTTGTAGGGTTTAATGTATTAACAGCAAACCACAGAAATGATACACTTACTAAAATAATTAGATTTTTAGAGAAGGATGAAAAACGTAAAACAAGCTAATATGAATATCACACTGAAGGATTTATTCCTGAAGTGGTTAGATATTACAAGCTCTTTTCACAATCTCACAAACCAACAAAAGCAAGTATTAGCGTTATTCTTATATTATCATTATAAGTATAAACAAGAAATTACAAATGATAAGATCCTCTGGAAGCTAGTATTTGATTATGATACCAAGCTCCTAATAGAAAAAGAGCTGGGGATTAAGAACGCAGGACTGCAAAATGTATTAACACTGTTTCGTAAACGTAATATAATTAATGATAAAAATGAAATAACACCAACATTTATTCCTAACTTGGAACCAGGAGCAAAAGATTTTAAAGTAATTTTTAACTTCAATATAATCCATGAGTAGTTCGACAGACAAGAAAAAGGTTAAGAACTTAATACATACATTAGGATTGAAATACAAGATGTCAGACGAAGACATCAGAACTATTGTAGAGTCTCCCTTTTTGTTTTCGTACTTAAAGATTCGTGAGATTAAATTTAATGAAGTAGAAGAAGAAGACCTGGCAGAATTGAAAACAAATTTCCTTTATAAATCATTTGGGAAATTATATTTACATGAGCCTTTATTTAGGCGAATGAAGAAACAAAAGAAGCATTTTACAAATTTAAACGATAAAAAATGGAAGAACAAGAATTGATTAACGCGGAGAATTTAACACAGGATGGGGTGTTAGAACTTATTACAGAATTCCCCGTAAAGCCTACTAGGCGTAAACTAATTATCACAGTTAATACTGCTGAAGATATTAGTGATGATGGTGTAAGAGTAACTACTAATGAGCTCGCAGAAAGCCAATATGTGATGGCAACTGGACAACATTTGGGAGATGAAATTAAACCAGGCCAAAAAGTAATTTTGAACTTAGAGCGAATGACTGTCTCTACACCTGACGTAACAGATCAGTTTCAACAGATGGCTAGCATTAAGCTTAGGCCTCTACAAATTAACGGACGTATCTACGCTCTAATAGATGATGGAGTAGTTGATGCACTAGATAATCGAGTATAATGGAACTACTATACGCATTTACTTTACCTCATGAAGATTGGCTGCTAGGACTAGACTACGCGCCAGATAACGTAACTATGAACTTAGATACGGGAGAAGAAAAACATTGTTCAATTATATCAATTGGACTCTTGTTTATAAGAATAGATATATTAATACCTTATAAAAACGAAGAATAAAATGGAATTAAATCAAGCACTAAACGTACTGTTTCAAGCTATTGATGTAGCTGTATCAGAAGGAGCATTTAAAAGCTCACGAGACGTAGCAACTGTAGAACAAGCTAAACAAATTGTAGCTAAGGAACTTGCTAAAAGCCTCGAAGTTAAAGAAGCGGCAGAAGTAAAGCCAGCTCCAGATAAGAAAAAATAATGAAATTATTTAAAATTGAAAAATGGCAATTAGTAGTCTCCGAGGAAGCTTGGGGGCTACTGCCATTTAAAGTAATTCTAGATAGAGACAAAAGTAAAGACAAAGAACAAGCTATAAAAGAAATGTTGTTTGTCTACTATTTTGCTGATGTTAAGTCTAATTACTTGCACATGGACGAGACAGACAGAACTGAAGAAATTAAAAAAGATATAGGTCTAGACTCAGATTGGCAAGTAGATGTAGAAGTAGCAACTGCTATTGATTTTTATCGTAATAGAAGCGAGTCTGTAATAGAACAGCTCTATACTAAATCACTTAAAGCAGCCTCTGACATTGGAGACTATCTAGCAAATACTAAAGCACTATTATATGAACGGGACAATAATGGGAGACCCGTCAACGACATTAGTAAAATTACTAACGCAGTACAGAAGGTACCAAAGCTTATGGCTGACCTAAAATCTGCATATAAAGAAGTTGTAAAAGAACAGGAAGATAATGAGAACAAAACTAAAGGAGCGAGACAGTTCAACACATTTGAAGAAGGATTCCAAGATGGAAGAATCAGCTAAAGAAATAGTAATGGGGGAAGTCCTGCGTGACAAATTATTGTCAGGAGTTAATAAATTAGCTCGTGCAGTAATTGCTACTTTAGGACCATTTGGTAAAACAGTAATACTTACTTCAGATATAGAGCCACCTTATATTACTAAGGACGGTGTAAGTGTAGCTAAGAGGATAGAGTTTGAAGACCCTATTGAAAACACAGCTGCAGATTTAATTAAAGAGGTAGCAGAGAAAACTCTTAAACTTGTAGGAGATGGAACTACTACATCTATTTGTCTAGCAAATTCATTTATAACAAATGGATTTAGACTTATAGATTCTGGCACTCCTTATAACAAAATAAAGAAAGATCTAGAAAAGATTTTAGTTGAAACTACTAAGCAACTTGAAGCAGGAGCAGAGCCTCTTACTAAGGAAAGGCTAATAGATGTAGCAACTATATCTGCTAATAATGATCTGGAAATTGGAAGAACAATAGCAAACGCATACAACCATTCGGGTATTGTAAAAGTATACGAAGGACACAAACAAGCAGATGAGTTATTGCTCACAGACGGGATGGAGCTTAAAACCACTTATTGGGACAAAGCATTCATCAACGTAATGGAAAAGCAATCTATTAAGTACGAAGACCCATTTAACGTCATTGTTGTAGATGGAAAGCTCAATAGTCTTGATTGTATCGCAGGATTACTACAAATAGAGAATGAAGATAATTATGTAATAATTGCAGAGCATTTTGGGGAACAAGTTAATAGTCTCCTAAAAGATAACCACAATAGAGGAGCACTTACAATTGTACCAATTAAATCACCAGGATTTGGTAAGCACAGAAAAGATTTAATAGAGGATATTGCATATTATACTGGGGCTAAAGTATTAGACCCTCGCAAAAAATATGCGTCTCCTGTGACTCTTGGTAAAGTGACTAAAGTTGAGGTTAATCCTGAAAATGCTTTCTTAACTGTAGATGCAGTAGACCCTTCACGTATAAATGAGTTAAAACAATATAGTGAGTCTCTAGAAGACAGCCCAGGAAAAGATCTGGTAGATTCTAGAATAGCTGCACTGGAAGGTAAAGCCTCATCTATTTATGTGGGAGGAAGTTCTGAAATAGAAATGAAAGAACGATACGACAGAATGGATGATGCCGTAAGGGCAGTAAATTCTGCACTAGAAGAGGGTATTGTTGAAGGAGGGGGAGTTGCTCTAGTAAGAGCATATAACGTACTTTGTAATATGGAGGATATAAACCAAGAGTTGCTTATGGCACTACTTGATCCATCATTTGCAATTTATGTAAATTCTGATTCTACAATTAATACTGATTTTACTGAGAGTAGATTTGATCAAAATATTATTGATCCGCTTAAAGTTACTAAACTAGCATTGCGTAACGCTGTGTCAGTTTCTTCTACAATCCTTGGCGCTGAAGCCATGGTATTAGATAGAACACTATGGAAATGAAAATGAATAAATATCAAACGCCTCTAACGGAAGAACTCAGAGAGAATCTTCCCAAGGAGGTGTACGATAATATATTAGAATACATAAGTACTGTAAAATTTATACAGAACTTAATTGCACCTGAAGATGTTCGTGGGCACATTGCAGACAGGCCTGTAATGACCTATGAAAATGATGAAGGCGAAGAAGTAGAGTATGAAGACGGACGTAGGCTAGTAGACCTAGCTAATCCACACATCCTAGAGGATATGGAGTTCTTTCGTGAGCGTGCACTATTCTTTGAAAAAACTGGAAGATACACAAACCTTATACCTAACGGCAACCCTAAGTCTGAATATGCACAATTCTGGAAGGAAGAATTACATAGGTGGAAGCATGGACTAGTAAGACCTGATGGGGAGTGGATTCCTGGCGAGCTATATTTTTATTGGAACTACTCCCCTATTTGGTTAGTTGAAAAGGCAGAGGGTACTAAAGGTAAGAAAAAAGGTGAGAGGGTCCGAAGATTCCCAAAGCCCTGGTTAGGTGATTATTTATTTTTTCACTATGTCCATCAAGGCAAAGAAGAAGGTAAGCACGGCAAACTCCTCAAGACAAGGGGAGTCGGGTTCTCCTTCAAAGCAGGTGCTTGGTCGCCTCGTAATATGTATGTACTACCTGGCTCTGGTAATCCTAATTTCCATCTCGCATCTGAGAAGGCGTTCCTCTCAGGAGACAAAGGAATCTGGGGAAAGGTACTAGATACTTTAGACTGGATTGCAGATCATACTCCACTACCTCGTATGAGATTAGTAGATGGTAAAAGATCTATGGAAGTTCAGTTAGGATTTGAAGATGAGTATGGTACTAGACGAGGATTTTTGTCCTCTGTATTTGGTATATCACTTAAAGATAATCCTGATAAAGCAAGGGGTATTAGGGGACCGTTTATTCATTATGAAGAAGATGGACTATTTCCTAACCTTGAAAAAGCTTGGAACGTAAACAGGAAAGCCGTGGAAGATGGAGGTATTGCCTCTGGTTACATGCTTGCTGGTGGAACAGGTGGTGTAGAAGGTGCTTCATTTGAAGGATCTGAAAAACTATTTTATTCCCCAGACGCGTATAACATCTATGGAATACCTAACGTATTTGATAGAAATACTGATGGACAAACTGTTTGTGGTTTCTTTTGGGGTGCTTATATGAACCGTAACGGATGTTACGATATGGAGATAGGAGAGCCTGATGTAATCAAAGCACTTGTTGAGATTTGTCTTGATAGATACAAGGTTAAATATTCTTCTAATGATGCTAGAGCATTGACACAGAAGAAAGCAGAAGAACCTATTACTCCACAGGAAGCTGTCATGCGTACAGAAGGAACGGTCTTTCCTGTAGCTGATCTTAAAGAATATTTAGAATCAGTTATGGTAAAACGTGACTCTTTTTTAGCAGAGCATTACACAGGTGAACTAATTAGAGCTCAAGACGGCAGTATAGTTTGGAAGCCTAACGCAGAAAAGATACCACTTAGATCTTATGATGTAGGATCAGGAGATAAAACTGGTGCACTTGAGATATTTGAAATGCCCCGCAAAAGTGCAGATGGGCGGGTAATGCGTGGAAGATATATCGCAGGGATTGACCCTATTGATGCTGACACTGGTGTATCATTGTTCTCTATGTTAGTACTTGATACATTTACTGATAGAATTGTAGCAGAATACTCTGGACGCCCACGTACAGCTAATGAAGCATATGAAGTAGCATTGCGTACTTGCATGTTTTATAATGCAGAAGCTAATTACGAAAGTAACCTTAAAGGGCTGTTTAATTATTTTGATAAGCATAATATGCTGCATTACCTAGCGGATACTCCTCAGATACTGAAGGACATGGACTTTGTAAAAGCCACTAACCTCTACGGTAATAAGGCCAAAGGTACGAGAGCATCTGCACCTGTTAATGCATGGGGTAGATTATTGCAAGCTGACTGGATGAATAGTAAAGCATACGGAGATGAAGAGGACGGTAGATTAAATTTACATAGACTCAGAGGTCTTGCGTATATTGAAGAAGCAATTAAGTGGAATTCTGATGGAAACTTCGATAGAATTTCTGCTGGTATTATGTTGTTTATTCTTAGAGAAGATAAATACAAAAGAAGTAAAGCTGCGAAAGAAAGAGGAGATGAAAAAATTAAAAGAGTTTCTGACGATCCGTTCTTTACACGCAACTATAAAAACAAAAAGGGACCAAAATCAGAGATTTTATTTGAGTAAATAGCTATTAGTTAATGATAGCAAAACTAAAAATAAATTACAAATCACTTGACTTTTGGTAAAAAATTCACTATATTTACGAGTTATATAACATGTTATGGCGAGAATTAATACTCTGACGCTTCCGCCTCAGAGGCTACCTTATATTAAAAAGACTAAACCTTGGCGTAAAGACAATGTCGATTATGCTGATAAACATTCTTTTTATCATAATGAGTCCGTACGGAAGAGTCTTAAAAATAAAGTTATAAATCTGAATCTCTACAATGGCGTAGTAGATATCAGGGATCTTACTACTACGGTCAATCCGTATCAGATGGATGCTTCCTTTATTCCAGATAATATTCCTCATCACCCTATTGTAGTTCCTAAGATTGATCTACTTGTAGGTGAAGAAATTAAAAGGAGATTTGATTGGAATGTGATTGTGACTAATGCAGATGCAATTACTAAAAAAGAAGAAGCTAAGAAGCAAGCCCTGACTCAAAAGCTAGTTGAATTCGTCCAAGCTAATTATAAAGAAGATGAGCTTGAGAAGAAGATGCAGGAGATTGAGGATTACATGAAATATTCATGGCAGGACATTCGCGAGAAAATGGCGAACCAAATCCTGCGGCATTACTGGAATGAGCAAGACTTTGAGCAAAAGTTTAACAACGGGTTTAAAGATGCGCTTATTATGGCAGAAGAAATATATCAAGTTGATATAGTTCACTCTGAGCCTGTGCTTGACAAGCTAAACCCTTTAAAGGTCCACGCTGTTAGATCTGGTAATTCCGACAGGATAGAAGATTCATCTATTATTATATTAGAGGATCACTGGAGTCCTGGCAAAATTGTAGACTATTATCACGACGAATTAAAACCAGAGGATATTGATTATATCATGGAGTATACTTCTACTAAAACTAGTGGAAGATATTCAGATGATGATAGCAATCACACTCTACTTCGTGATAATGTAGAAGGTATACGTTCTGATGGCTTTGATACTCTGTTTAATATTGCAGAGATTAATGGTCACTATTTTAGCTCTGATTTCACCGATGAAAATGGGAACATCAGAGTTTTGCGTGTTTACTGGAGAAGTCTAAAGAAAGTAAAGAAAGTAAAGTATTACGACGAGTTCGGTGATACACAATATAAAATTCGCTCAGAAGAATATATCGAAGATAAAGATATGGGCGAAGAATCCACTTCTATGTGGGTTAATGAATGGTGGGAAGGAACTAAAATAGGAAAAGACATATATGTAAATATGCGTCCGCGTCCTGTTCAGTTCAACAGATTAAATAACCCATCAGTATGTCATCCTGGTATTATAGGCCAAATCTATAATACTAATCAAGGTAAAGCAGTATCATTATTGGATAGGTGTAAAAACTATCAGTATATGTATGATACTATCTGGGATAGGTTGAACAAAGCGATCTCTACTAATTATGGTAAGATCTTTGAACTTGACTTAGCCAAGATACCTGAAGGATGGGAAATTGACAAATGGTTACATTTTGCAGTAGTTAATAAACTTGCTATTGTAGATTCTTTTAAAGAAGGTAACCACGGTGCAGCTACAGGCAAACTAGCAGGGTCCATGAATACTACAGGCGGAAGGTCTATAGATATGGAAACTGGTAACTATATCCAGCAGCATGTACAACTTCTTGAGTTTATCAAGATGGAAATGAGTGAAATTGCTGGTGTGTCACGTCAACGTGAAGGTGCCATTAGCTCTTACGAAACAAAAGGAGGTATTGAGCGTTCTGTTAATCAGTCTGCCCATATTACTGAATTTTGGTTCTATACTCACGAGAAAGTTAAACTTAGAGCAATGGAGGCATTTCTTGAAACTGCTAAGATTGCACTAAAAGGTAATAACAAAAAAGCACAAAATATACTGGATGACCAAACTATCCAAATGCTTAATGTAGAAGGAGATGATTTTGCAGAGGCTGATTACGGTCTTGTAGCAACTGCTTCTGCTAAAGCAGCAGAATTGGAAGCTGGTCTAAAACAATACGCACAAGCATTTATGCAGAATGGTGGTAGCTTTGCAACTATCATGGATATTTACTTTAGTCCATCACTGCAAGATATGCGACGTAAGCTTGAGATTGCTGAAGATAAAATTAATGAGAATAATAATAAGCAAGCTGAGATGCAGAATAAGATCGCACAACAAGATCTTGAGCAGAGGGCACAACTTGAGCAACAAAAATTAGAATTGGAAGACGCTATTAATATGCGTGACAATGAAACTCAACGTTACGTAGCAGAGCTTAAAGAAAGAGCTAATATGGACGATGGTATTGTTGACCCAATTGAAAGTGCAAAAATAGGACTAGATGCTGAAAAAATTAGAAATGAGTATGAACTCAAAATGAGAGAGCTCAACGATAAGATGACACAGCATAAAGACCAGATAGAAGTAGAAAATAAAAAAGTTGCAGCTGCAAAAGCAAAATCAGCTACATCGAAATAGCTATTAGTTAATGATATGATTTTTAAAAATAATCATAAAAATTATTGACTTTGCTAATAAAATGTATTATATTTGTAAATTAACGGGAGAAATTTTTAATTATGGAAGATGAAAACTTAATGAGCATATTTGGCTCAGAAGGATTGGAACTAAATATGACACCAATCCCAGAAATTGACACAGAAGACATTACTAGTCTAGAAGATGAAGGTGAAGAAGGAGCAGATCCTACTCCACCCGCTGAACCTGAAGAGCCTGCAGAACCTGCAGCGGAAGGCAGCGAAGGAGACACCCCAGAAGGACTAGATGATTACTTAAACGATAAACCAGACGCTGAGGGCGAAAGCTCAGAGGGAGTAGGCGAAGGAGAAGGTGAAGGAGAGGGAGACCCAGAAGATGTTTCTCCCACCATATATTCTTCCTTTGCATCAGTTCTTAGCGAACAGGGATTGCTTCCCTCTCTTGACCTTCAAGATGAAGAAGTCAAGATTGAAACTGCAGAAGATCTTGCAGAAGCTTTTAAAAGTGAAATTAATAACCAAGTAAAGGAATACCTTATTACAAAGGTGGGATCAGAAGGTTATGAAGCTTTAGAAAAAGGCATCAGTCTTGCAGAGTACCAACAGTATAATAGCAATGTGCAAACTCTAGAAAATATTACAGAGGACACATTAGTAAATGACATAGAACTTAGTAAGAAAATTATTTACCAAGATTATGTCAGCCAAGGCCTATCTGAAAAGAGGGCAGCAGCTATTCTAAAAAAATCTATTGATTTAGGAGACGAACAACTAGTAGAAGATGCAAAGGCATCTCTTGAAAGTCTTAAAGAAGTAGAATCTAAAAGAATAGAACAAGTTGCGTTACAACGCGAAAAAGAAGCAGAGCTTCAAAAGGCGCAACAAGAGAAGATAGATAATGACTTAAAAAATTCTATCTATAACTCTAAAGAATTTATTCCTGGCATGAAGCTTACTAAAGCAATGCAGGATAGAGTATATAACAGTATTACTAAGGTAGTAGGTAAGACTCCAAATGGAGTAGCTGAAAACCAACTAATGAGAGACAGGCGTGAAAACCCAATTGAATTTGACAGTAAACTGTATTACCTCTACGAACTCACTAAGGGATTCAAAGATTTCTCTAAAGTAATTAGCAAAAGCGAAAGCACTGCAGTGAGTAAATTAGAAAAAGAATTAAGAAAAACTAGATTTCAGGACAATGGCAAACCAGCGTTCCTATCTGATCCAGAAAGTTACGGTGGAGTAGGTTCTGAACTAGTAATAGAATAAAAAAATAATAATCAATAATTTAATTAATTAACTATGAGTTTAGGAAAGTTTGTAATGACCAAGGGAAAAGCCTGGTCAGGTTTGACATTAAAGAACCACATCGGAGCTATCTTTGGATCTCAGCCTCAACTTGTCTCTCCTCTTACAACTGTACTTCTTCAGAACTCAGGAATGAAAAACTTGGACACAACTCTTTCGTTGTTCCCAGAAAAAGTTCTTGAATCTTCTGATGATTTTGTATGGAAAGTAGTAGGATCAGACGAGCGTAACATCCCTCTAGTAGAGGCTCGTTACAATGGAGCTACAGTTCTAGACAGTGATACTGGTGTAGGTGCAGCCCGCTCTACCATTGAATTGGTATTCGGAGAAAAGTATTTTAGCCAAGTTCATGTTATTGCTGGACCACGCCCAGATGTTTATCAGTTTAGGCTGATCTCTGAAGCAGTGGAAGAAGGTGGTAACTATGTGTATACCGCAGAAGTTTTTGGAGGCCAAGAGTCTCTAAATGGTGTACCAGGTGATGAACTTATAGCTGGAAACAGATTTAGCATTGAGTCTGCATACGTGGAAGATGAACTATCTACCCGTGGTGCTGACATCCAGTTTACCTCTCCTTATTTAATGAGGAACAGTGTATCCACACTTAGGATGGAGCACAAGGTATCTGGTGCAATGATTGACTGCAAAGTACAACCTGTTTATTTCGCTGGTATTGAAACCAGAGATCCAAACAGTGGAAAAGTACACAAGTCTGTGACTTGGATGCAGGAAGTTTACTGGCAATTTGAAAAAGCATTGTCTCGTATTAAAGCGAGAACCCTCATGTTTGGTAAAACAAACAGAGATCAAAATGGACGGTTCCTTAATAAAGGAAACTCCAACATCGAAATTAAAGCTGGTTCTGGGATCAGGGAGCAAATGGAAGTTAGTAACACTACTACTTACAATAAGTTCTCTATCCGCATGCTGGAAGATCTTTTATCTGAATTGGTAGAAGGTAAGCTTGATTTCTCTGAAAGGAAGTTTATGCTTCGTACAGGAGAAAGAGGAGCTGCTCAATTCCACCGTGCAGTAACGCGCGAAGCTTCAGGATGGACTGCAGTAGGATTTGATAACACTGGTAGCGCTGCTATCAAGCAAACAAGTTCTAAGTTCCATTCAAATGCATTTGTAGCTGGATTCCAGTTTACTGAGTGGAAAGCTCCTAACAACATTCACGTAATGTTGGAAGTAGACCCAATGTATGATGATAAAGTACGGAACAAGATTCTTCACCCAGATGGTGGTGTTGCTGAGTCTTACCGATATGATATTCTTTACATCGGTTCTATGGAAGAGCCTAACATCCAAAAGATCAAAGTTCGTGGAGATGACGAGCTAAGAGGTTACCTTGCTGGTATCCGTGATCCTTTCAGTGGACGACGAGGTGGAGTTATGCAACACATGGAGGATTCTGCCACTATGACTGCTATGTGCGGTACTGGTGCGATGGTAAAAGACCCTTCAAGGACTGCTACACTAAAACCCGCCCTGCTTGATTAAGTAGGCACTATTATATAAGCTTATATGGGGTGTGCTTTGAACACCCCTTATTTTTACTATAAATTTAAAACGGGAGAAAAATGAAAACCAAGGAAGTTAAAAGGGGAGCTTTTACGCTACCCAATGAGACAATTACTGTCAAATTTATTAAGAGAAAAAAAGGTCTTGCTGCTAATGTAGAAGACAACCACGTAATCTCAGGTGGTATGCTAACTGGTGCTAAGAAGAAATTTTCAGCGCCTTTGCAACGTAACGGAGCTGTAGCTAATGTGCTTACAGCAGAAGAAAAGGAATTTTTGGAAGCTAAGACTGGATTGAACCTGTCTGTTTATGGAGATTTCTGGAATGAGTTTCAAGTTGCTTTATTTAAGGATGATGCAAACAATTACTTTGATTTGTCCCAACCAATGGATTATATTCAGTATAAAATACTGAAATCTCTTAAAAATGATATAGCTCCATCGTGGGCAGACAGACATAAAAAAGGAACTTACCAGTTTGTTATTACTGGATCTGACGAAGAGTTCGCAGAGAAAAAAGCAAAATTGGATGTACGGAAAGAAGCTTGGAAAAGGTATGGTCGTATGGAGAACAACAGGGAGCAACTTCTTGGTATTCTCAAATTACAATCTAACCAACCAATTTCAGCCGATTCTGATTTAAACTGGATTCAAGGTAAAGTAGAAGAAAAATTGGATGAGAATCCAAAAGCTTTCTTAGACATTGTTGAAGATCCTAGCTTTGAAACTAAAGTGCTTATACAAAATGCAGTTGATGCAGGATATATTAAGCGACGAGGTAATCTCTACGAAACAATTGATGGACTAGAGTTAGCAGAACAAGGTCAAGTTGCTTCCTTTGATAATGCGGTAAAGTATTTGGATAATCCAAAATACCAAGAAGTCCGCGCACTAGTAGAAGCTAGATTAGATAAAGAAGACTAATATGACAACTGAAGAGTTTAGCAACGAGTTTGATATACAATTTAATAGCATTGCAACTAACGATGCACCTGATATTGATCTGTATGAGAAGTCAGTCTATCTGACAAAAGCTCAGTTAGAACTCGTAAAGAATTACTTTAACCCTAAAGGTAATAAATACCAAACAGGGTTTGAGATGGATTCAAAAAGAAGGAATGATTTAAATGAACTAATCCGTAATGATAAGAGCACCGTTGAGGTGTCTTCAACACAAGGAATAGATCCTAATTCACAGTTCTTTAGAATCCAAAATGATGTATTTTTAATTGTACAGGAACAAGCAAAATTATCCTCTACTGATAAATGTGTTGATGGCAAGTACGCAAGTGTCGTACCGAAAACACATGATGAGTATCAGAGACAAAAAGATAACCCCTTTAAAAAGCCAGATGATGGCACAGCATGGAGGTTAGACTATTACTCTCAACAAGGAGGTAGTAAAAATGTAGAGTTGGTACCAGGTTACACAGTAACTGAATATAAATACCGCTACATTAAATACCCTGAACCAATTGTTCTAACAGATTTAACCACTGCCTTTGTAGGAGAAGGGTTAACAATAGACGGGGTCAGTAGTGAGCAAACTTGTAAATTAAGTGAAAGTATACATAGAGAAATCCTAGACAGAGCAGTAGAACTTTGCGCAGGGCATTATGTCCCTGAAAAGCTTCAAACTTTCTTAGCTCTAGGACAACGAAACGAATAATAAAACAATTTTTTAATAACTAAAATTAATTTAACATGAGTGTATTTGGACCCAATCAAGTCGAAGAGCCAATCATTGGCACTGGTGATACCGCTCCTGCTGAGACAACTATCGCAACATTTATAGCTACTGCTACAGATGGAGAGGTTGCAGTACTTGGTGCTGGAGGTGGAGCTGTTGCTGATCTTGAGCCCTTTAAAGTATTGCAGAAAGCTGCAGGGGCAGTTAACGGATATGAATTCTCCGACACAATTGACCCTAAAAAAGTGGACAAGGTAATCTTGGCTACTTACTCTGCTGAAGTACAGAAAGATGTAGACGTGGCTGCTTTCGCACCACTTGCTGCTAATCATACGTACGCAGTAGAAGTACGAATTTTTAATGACGGAGGAACTCTTTCTCCTGAGAACTTTGCTACAGTAACTGGATATTATGTATCTGGTGCTACAGTTCCTACTGCTACTGCAGTATCTGCTGGTATTGTATCAAGTCTTAATGCTAATCTTGCTAAGCGCGGAGGCAACGAACTAACTGTTGTTGACGAAGGTGCTGGTGTAATTGGTATTACTGGACAGGCACAATCTGTAGTTCCTGGTAAAATTATCGGAAAGCAAATAGAGTTTGAAGTAATTGCTAAAGTATTTGATAACGCTGCCCTAGTAGGACAGGAGAATATCGCTACTAACTCTGTTACTGTTGCTGCTGAGAACAACCCTGGTGTTGGAACTGGCAAGTATGCAGTTAACCTAGAATGGTTTGCTAAAGGATACAAGTACGAAGTATATCGTACCACTGGATATCCTGCTGATTTTGGTTCTACCCCTTATTACGCAAGTCAGTCTACTACTTATAACGCAATTCACGTTAAGTACAAGTCTGATCGTATTTCCCCTTCTTTGGAAGAGCAACCTAAAGTACTTACTATCCTATGTGATAGTACTACTATTGTTCCTACTAACGGAGTTTTGGGTGGACTTAGAACAGCTTTAACCAGCGCACCTGTTGCCGTTCCAGCTGACTTGGTATAATAATATAAAATAAAATATTATGAACCTAGGAGCAAGTTTAAAAGCAAAAGCACAGAACATTAGTGCTATCGGAACAACTGCAAATATTTCTGCATCTGCATTAAGTACCACAAATACTTATACTGATGCTGCGGTAAATAGTCAAATTGACACTACTGCTGGAGAAATTGAGGCAAGGCTAGACGCGTTAGAAGCTAAATTAGACGCATTGATTGCGGCTTTAAGCTAAGAAAATTAACATAATGATTGAAGGGAGAGTTGAGTCTTTGATTCTCCTCTCCCTTTTTTAAATTATAGAACTATGCAAATTACACAATTTCAAATTAATGCTGCTAGAACAGAGATTGATTTGACTATAGAAGATGCAGCCACAACTACTACGTTAACGCTGTTTAAAGAAGATACCTTTAGAGATTACACATTAGCAGTTGATTTGTCTAGTTTGTTAGGTGTAGGGGCTACTCAAAATATTACTATTACTCTGGCAGATATTAATGAGACAGAGTTTGATGGTGTATATTATATAGAAGCACAAGACCCAGATGAGATTAGATTTGGAATTACTGCTGATTTAACAAGATACAAAGAATGTATTTTAGAAGATACAGTAGCATTAGCTTTATGTGACTCCTGTTTTGAAAAGAAGTCTTTAAAATTAACTAATGCCCAACACCTTTTAAGAGGCTTACAAGATGCAGTAGACACTGGGTTTTATAGAGAGGCCTTTAATCTAGTAGGTGCTCTTGATAAGTTTTGCTCAAATGATTGCAAGACTTGTGGTACTTACAGTAACGTATCACTATAATGAGTATATACAAACAAATATACGTAACTAGTGTAAACAAAGCTGTAAACAAAGCTAAGCATAATGGTAAAATGAACCTTAATGCTTTAGCTATATATGAGCTGTACAAGTATTATATAGAGTTTACAGAAGGAGTTGCACTATACGAAGATGAAAATAAATGTCTGAAAACAGCAATAGAGGATCTTAAATATAAGTATCCTGAGATTTGCAACTACAATGAATACGTACCAACAGTTGGATTTGATGCCCCAGGAACTAACACAGCTCCTACAGTATCAGGAACTGTTATAGCACTTCTTGAAGAAGATGAGTATTGGTTTACTGCAGCAGATTTTACAACTAACTTTTCAGACCCAGAAAATACTGGCCCACGTACAGTTATACTGTATTTAAATGGTGTACCAGGAACCTTCACATTAAATGGTACAGTAGTAACTGGAACCATTGCTGTGGATATAGATGACATAGTAACCTTAAAATACACCCGCCCAGACGAAACAGCTTTCGCTGAGGCATTAACATTTAGAGTAAGTGATGACGATCCCATTGATCCTTTGTATTCTATTATTGCTTCTAACACGCTAACTGGAACTATAGCAGGTAATCAACCACCTACTATTGGAGATAATACAGTTTATGCAGCTAACAGGGCAGTTACTGTACTTACTCTTGCTATGTTTACTAGCGATCTACAACCGCCTTATAATGACCCAGAAGCAGATCTTATTGATGCAATTAGGCTAGACGAGATCTCTCAGGCCAACTTAGGTGTATTCCAGCTTAATGGAGTAGATGTTGTAGAAGGACAGATTATAACAAGAGAAGATATAAACGCAGGGCTCTTTACTCATAACGCTCCTAACCAAGATGCACTATCATCTGACAACTTTAGCTTTAGTGCTAGAGATGAGGGAAGTTTGGTATGGGTCCAATAATATAAACCCTATGGCACGTTTTAGTATAGTTAATAACGGAACCAACGTTAATCCACCATCATAATGGCAAATTTTGCAATAAACATAAATGCAGCAGTTAATGGTGCTCCTACTAGATTAGGGACTTATACTCTTAATCTAGACTATAATGAAGCACATACTTTTACAGTTGCTAACTTTACAACTGGTACAGTACCTACTTATGTAGACCCAGAAGGGGACCCTGCAGAGACAGTAAGAATTACTAGTCTTCCTGCTACAGGAGCATTAGAACTTTCCGCAGTAGCTGTAACATTAAATCAAGATATTCCTGTGGCGTCTATTACTGCAGGTAATTTAATTTATACAGCTGATGCAGGAACTACAACTGCTTATAGTGAAAGTTTTACTTTTGATATAGCAGATTCTGGCTCTGGAACCTTATCAGGACTTACTGGTACAGTTGATGTAAATGTAGAAGCACAGGTAAATCAACCTCCTTCAGCAGTAGGAGATGGAAGTCAAACAATAGATTATGGTGCAACACTTGTGTTCACTAGAGCTATGTTTACTAGCGGAACTACTCCACCATACTCAGATCCTGAAGCAGATGCTGCTGATTTACTTAAAATTACAAGTCTTCCTATTGATGGACAAATACAACTCAATGGAGTTCCCGTGTCTGTAAATGCTGTAATTAATTTTTCAGATATAGATGCAGGATTATTGACTTATGTACCAGATTTAGTTGACACAGATGGAGATTTAGAAACCTTTGTCTTTGAAATAGCAGACGCTGGTTCAGGACAATTTGTAGGATAATACAGCCCCAGACAACGTGTAGTAGTAGTGCGGAAGATGCTTTTGAGTCTATCCCTTCTTCTAACACAGACACAATCATAAAGTCGACCACTTAACTACTACTACCCTCTGGGCAATAAAAACAATTAATGGCAACATTTAGTATTAACATAAACGCAGAACCTGTAATACCTTTTCAACCTAATGCGTCAAAATATCGTAATGTAGATCCTTGTGCAACAGGAGAGCAAGATATACCATTAGGAGTTATAGAGGCAAATAATACTCCAGCCAATTATTATTTATTGACTGATTATACAGGAGCTAATAACTACAAAACGCTAAACATCAAAAATTTAAATATGCCTGATGATCCAGCGTTTTATATGGAATATAATGGAGTTAAATTAGTTCCAGACCCTGATCCTGATGTTACAGTATTAAGTGTAAATATAACAGGGATAGCTGCTGATGCTGTTATTCCTTTATTTAATTTAGTGTATAATCCTGATTTAGTAACAGCTACTTCTGCTATTTTCTATGATATAGAAATTATAGATGTAACAGATGCTTCTTTAGGAGTAAAATCTGGATTAATATTTCTTACTTACCAAGAATGTGCGCCTGTAGCAGTTAAAGATAAAATTACTGTAGACAGCGCTACAAATACTAGTTGTTACACAGAAGAGGTAGTAACAGTTAAAGTTCCAACAGGAAGTAGTAGATATGTATATGGAGTTATATCTGATGGGTTTGGTAGTATAACAGGAGGAACTTTACCAGAAACTATTACAGCAGATAAAACATACACTCTAAAAATTGATGCTAGTAATGCTGGATCAACTAATGGAATTTATTCAGTAGTACAATTATTTGTAAAAGATAATGTAACTGATGGGACAGTAAATGCGCATAGAACAATAAATAGAAATCACTCAGGAAACATTTGTTAACATGGCAGATTTTAACATTAACATTAATGCTCAGGTAGTTGAGCAAAACAATATAGCAGGAGAAACCTTATTTGCTGGGGACTTATGTTATTTAGCAGCTGATGGTAGATACTATCAAGCTTCTGCTAGTCTTAACTCTAAATCAACTACTGAGTTAAAAATAGCGCTCTCTGGGGCAACTACAGGCAATACTCTTAGTATGTTAGTTTACGGGTACTATGATTATGGCGCACCTATTCTTACAGCAGGAGATAAGTATTATGTAAGTACTGCCCTTGGAGAAGTAACTGACCAACTATATGTTGGAACGTTTAATATTATTAGATATGTAGGAACTGCTTATGATACACAGACTTTACTATTTAATCCCGACCAAACATACCTCAGCGAAGACGCAACAAAGATTAATGACGTAAGTCTTAACTTTGAGCACGTACATGTAGAAGCAGATGTAACTGACTTAGACAAGTATACCCAAGCTGAGGTGGACGCTTTAATAGCTAGTGCAACAGATATAAACTATGTACACGTAGAAACTCCTGCATCAGCATCATGGGTAATTAATCATGCTCTGGGTAAAAATCCTAGTGTAACAGTAATAGATGGATCAGGAAATACAGTAGTAGGAGCTATTACTTATACTGATGTCAATAATTTAACTTTAGATTTTAATACTGCATTTGCAGGAACCGCGTATTTAAACTAGTATGAGTCATATATTTGGATTAGATGTAGATTTTAACTACAACGAAACTTTAAAGCAGAGACTAGAAAATCAATTAACCTTCCCTACGCTCACTGCGTCAGAGGCAGGTTTTGTTTTTTATCATACTGCTAACCAATCATTTTATGGTTGGGATGGTTCTGCATGGATAGACCTTGGCGCTGGTGGAGGTGGGGGTAATTATGTTACTCTTGATACTGTTCAAACAATTACGGCAGGTAAGACATTTTCTGCTAGCAACACATTTAGTGGTTTCTTAAATACGTTTAACAGGGTATCTTTATCAAACTTAACAACTCCCATTTTGTTCTTGTCTGAGTTTCAAGATCCCAATCTCCCTAATAATACAAGTTCCCGACAAGGTATGATATACCAAAGGGATTTGCAATACTATTTTGCAAAGCCATTGGGCGCCACACAGCATACGGGAGACCCAGAACTGATTGAAGCAGCAATATTAGAACTAACCAATCTAACAGCCCCCAGAACCTATACATTCCCAGATGCCTCTGGTACACTGGCTTTAGAAGGTTCTTTTTTGACCACAGGAATAAATGTGATAAATGGTACATTCCAAATAAAAGATTCAGGTAGTAATCAAGGATTCTTTTTTAATTCGACTACCAATGAAACATACATGCAAGGCGGGTCTGTTGGGAATGAGGTCCAAATTAGTCTTGATGATAATCTTGCTACAATTGATAATATAACTATAGCAAAAGGATATAGATTAGAAGGCAATGCTCATGCTGTAACAGGAACTCTTGAAGACGGAATAATACATAGTGATACATTTGGTTTCATGTTTAGAGATGGCGCAAGTCAACCATTTTCATTTTTAGGACAGGGGCTGACAGGAGTAAGAACATTGACCATACCTAACGCTTCTGGAACAATAGCTTTAACTTCAGATTTGAGTGACTTTGTAGATAAGACAAGCACAGAATTAATAGGAGGTCTAAAGTCATTTAGTTCCGCAATACATGCTCAAGCAGGAAGAATAATATTTAATGACGATGCCTCTACCGTAGGATACGCCTCTGGTGGATCAATGGGGTATTTAGGATCAAGTCAATATTATTTCTTTCAAGATCATGTTAATGTTAATGAAGCTGCAGGTATATTGGATTTTGATGATCTTACAACAGATAGGATATTTACATGGCCAAATAAAGCAGGGACTGTAGCAATGGTTGATGATGTGCCTAGTGTTGGTGTTGTTGGGTATGATACAACAACATTTACTAATGTTGGGACAGGAACAGAAACTGCTGGAACTATTACAGCAGCTACTGATCAATCAACTGCTAATGGAGATGTTTATAGAATAAGAGCAGCAGGAAGAATGACTGGAGCTGGAACAAAAACAATCTCATTAAAAATAGATTTAGATTCTGGGAGCCAGGGTTTAAATACTAGTAACTTTATAAGTGTAACTACTAATGGAACTTGGAATGTAGATGTGATATTGATCAGAGATGGGGCTACCTCTTTCAACGCTAATTCAGTTGCTACTTTCTATACAACTACTGGCCCTAATAGTAGAGTGGTACCAGGAAATCATAGTAGTACAGGCGCAATAACATGGTCAGGATTAGCCGCCAATTTTACTGTAGATATAGCATCAACAGTAGCCTCAACATTAACATTAGATACTTTTTCAGTAGAATTTATACCAGCATTATAATATGGCTAAGATACTACATAACGCAGATTTAGAAGTACTAGGAACTATTAATGTATCTACAGTAAGCAATGCTACTGGAGATGTTATTATATTAGATGCTTTTAACCAATTGGCTAAAAGAACCTATGCCGAGATATTAACTGATATAGGAGGTCCATTTGTTGATCTTGTTAATGACCAATCAATAGCTGGAGTCAAAACCTTTACAGGATCTGTAATAACTCCTACCCTTCAACTTTCTGGAGGTGTGGGAACACAAGGCACATTTAGTTGGAACACTGATGAAGAAACTGTTGATTTAATTCAGGACGGTACAACTCTTCAATTAGGACAAGAAATTCATTATCACGCAAGAAACAATACTGGAGTAACTATACCAAACGGCACTGCTGTTATGGCTACTGGAACTTTAGGAGCTAGTGGCAGAATTACTATTGCCCCACACAATAATGATGGAACAATATCTCCTGACTACTTTATAGGAATAACAACTGAAGAGATACTTAATGGTGAGGATGGCAAAGTCACAGAGTTTGGAAAGATAAGAGGATTAGATACAACTGGAACTCCTTACGGGGAAGTCTGGGCTGATGGAGATTTGATTTATTTAGACCCAACTACACCTGGGGATTTAACAAATGTACAACCTCCTGCTATAGGAGGAACTGTATATAAATCTCCAATAGCAATTGTGATACACGCCCATGCTAGTACTGGAACATTGTTTATTAGAGTACAAGGAAATGAAGGAGTTCACGAACTACATGATGTTCAATTAACAGCTACAGCCAATAATGATGTAATCAGATGGGTTGCAGCAAATAATAGATTTGAAAATTATTCTTCTACTAATTGGGACACTGCGTTTAGTTGGGGAGACCATGCTGGACTTTATGTAGATTTTGTAAGTAATCAATATGCTATAGGCGGAGAAAAGACTTTTACTGGTGCAGTACAATTATTTGATGGTAGGGTTGGTGTACAAACTCCTGTATTTGGAGGAAGTAGATTAGGTGATGCTGGATTCCAAACCCCAGCAATAGATACTCAAGCTATTAACTTTAAAGATACTGGTCAACTTACAGGCACGGCGATGTTTATTACTCCTGTAGGGGGATCAGATGGATACACTTTTACAACTAAAAACTTTGTAGATGACGTACTTGTTTGGAGTATTAATGGCTTAGGCGCTGCAACTTATGGAGGCGTAGGTAGAGAAGTAGAGTCTACATTAGGATTACGTAACGATTTTACAGGTGGTCAATTCACTGTGCTTGATATGTTTAATCAAGACTATGACGCGGCCACTGAGGTAGCTGATTCATCTGGATGGGTTGCTATACATGGTGGTGGAGCCACTGCAAAAGAAATAGGGCTATGGCGTTATGATACGACAACATATACACCTATTTGGGAATTATCTCCTACAAATACATGGACATTTGGTACAGGAGTTAATGTAGTATTTACTGAAGATGCCGTAGTACCTGATGAAGT